TGAAGGCAGATCGTGGCGTAAAGATTTTTATCCTGCATACAAACAAAATAGAAAAGAAACACGTGATGCTATGACTCCTGCAGAACAACAAGCAGATGAATTATTTTGGAAAACTTTCGATGAATTTAAAAACTTCGTCACAGAAAAAACTAATTGCACAGTATTGCAACACGATGAATTAGAAGCAGATGATCTTATAGCAGGTTGGACACAGGCACATCCAAATGACAATCATATAATTGTTAGTTCAGACACGGACTTCTATCAACTATTATCAAAAAATGTATCACAATACAACGGAATCACAGATATATTTGCAAACACTGATGGATTTTTTGACGAAAAGAACAACACTGTGATAGATAAAAAAACTAAAGAACCTAAATTGCCACCAAATCCACAATGGTTATTGTTCGAAAAATGTATTAGGGGTGACAGTTCAGACAATGTTTTTTCTGCATTTCCTAAAGTGCGTAAGGCAAAACTTGAAGAAGCATTCAAAGATAGAGATAATCAAGGATTTAATTGGAACAATCTTATGTTGAGTAGATGGGTTGATCATAATGGAAAAGAAAGAATTGTAAGAGATGAATATGCAACCAATCAAAAAATAATAGACTTAACTAAACAACCACAAGATATCAAAGACAAAATATTTGACACAATAAATCAAACAACTAATATGCAAAAAGAGGTTGCAAATGTTGGCATTCATCTGTTAAAATTTTGTAGTAAACACGACTTAATAAGGATTAGAGACAATGTTAAATTTTATGCAGAACCTTTCAACGCCAGATTCAATAAAGACGAAGCCGTTGTTGCCTAATCGGTTTTGGGTAATCGAACAAAACGGAATAAGAATAGGTACAATACAAAGACAAGATGAAGATAACTTTATTGTTACTGGAACTGATTCAAGTATAGGACAATTCACCAAAGCAGAAATAGAAAAACAATTCAATATTTTCAAAGAAGTACAACCAACTGCTGAAACAAAAGAAGTTAAATTAGAAGTGTATGGGTATCCAACCAAACACACTCCTTACAATGCAGTGTTAGATGTAAAACACAAAATTCCATTATACTCGAAATCAGCAAACAGTTCAAATATGTATGCGGCAGGATACTATCTTGTGCATTTTCCAAAAGGATGGGTAAAAGGATTTTGCCCTAAACTAACAACATTGTCCAGTAATGAATTCAAAGGTCCGTTCAAAACTGTTATGGAACAAAGGCAAGCATTTTCAAATGTCAACAAAAATTGATAATACTTTACATTTAAAAAATTTTATAGAAGACATCAACAGAGCAGATAATTCTCGACAAAAAGAAGTTGTTGTTAACATTGAAACAGCCAAAAGGCTAAGAAATTCTCTCACAAGTTTGCTTTTGACACTAGTAGAATTGCAATCCAAGACAGTGCAAAATAATGACGTGTCCGATGTAAATATGGATGGAGGAGCATTTAAATGAATATAGTTTACAGCAAAGAAATATGTCCATACTGCGATATGGCAAAAAACTTATTAAAGTCAAAAGGTATACAATTTGAAGAAAAAGTAGTCGGAATAAACTTCACAAGAGAAGAGTTACTAGAAGCAGTGCCAAACGCAAAAACTGTTCCCCAGATAGTACTAGACGGAAAACTAATTGGCTCTTACGAAGACCTAAAAAAGCATTTTGCTTCCGATACTTCAAATAATTTTACCATATAATCTCAAAATCGGAAATAAATACTCATATAATATGAGTAGACCAAAACCAAAAGTATTACTGCAATACAGTAACAAGAAGAACTTCAAATCTGAAGAAATCTTAGAGAGCCACGCCATTTGGGCAGTGTTCTATCAAGGAAAACCAATCAATCTAAAATCTTCATCATTAGTATCAAATTATCCAGGGCCAAAATACAAGAAAGTGTCCTTTTCAAATCCTGGACACGCATTCAATCTTGCACAAAAATTAAATGCAATGTTCAAATGCAATGATTTCGCCGTATACGAATTAACAACTGGCAAGAAGATTACGGATGAAACTCACTAAATCAACCCTAGCACAATTGATCAAACAGCAGTGTGATTTGGACCTTCCGATTGATAAGATTGTAAAGATGATGTTCAAATCATTTGTGTCAGATAGTTCACATTTTAACTTGACTTACAAAGGCAACAGTCTTTTGAAATATGCCAAGTTTCAATCCTACAAAATTAAGTTGAACAAACCAATCACAATGAGAGCAATGTTGAACTTGGACCGCAGTTGTCCTGCTCCTTATTATTTGCCACAAAAAAGACAGTACGTCACCCTATATGCAGAAAAACCTGCGGTTGTCCTACAACTGCTTGATGGCGATCTAGACTCATTTTCCACATAATTCGCTGGGTACAAACACCAAGCCTGACCAGTTAAACACCACTGTGCGTCAAGATATGTGCTTCTTTTTTTACAAAAATCCTTATTTTATGGCATTTTTCTGTGGTTGACACTATTTTATATGGTTTTATAATGTATATTATAAACAAGGAGAGTATAAGATGAGCAAATCACAAACAATAGAAACAACAAGACAAGTTGGTCCTAAACAAACAATCAATGCATTGGAGCATTGTATTAAATTACAAAGACCAGTAATGATATGGGGTGCACCTGGTATTGGTAAATCCGATATTGTTAAACAGATTGGAGACGAACAATCACGTGAAGTGATTGATATCAGACTTCCTTTATGGGAGCCAACTGATATTAAGGGTATTCCTTTTTACAATTCTAAATCAAACTCAATGGAATGGGCACCACCTATCGAGTTGCCAAGTGATCCAAAGAGCAATGCAATATTGTTCTTGGACGAAATTAATGCGGCACCTCCGGCTGTACAGGCGGCGGCTTATCAACTTATTCTAAACAGACAAGTTGGTGCATATAAATTACCAGAAGGTGTGTCAATTGTGGCGGCTGGTAACAGAGAAACTGACAGGGGTGTTACTTTTAGAATGCCTGCACCATTATCAAATAGATTCGTTCACTTAGAAATGAAAGTTGATTTTGAAGATTGGTTTGAGTGGGCAACTATCAACAACATACATTCTGATGTAGTTGGTTATTGTACATTCGCTAAACAAGACTTATATGACTTTGACCCTAAAGGATCAAGTAAGGCGTTTGCAACTCCTAGAACTTGGTCTTTTGTGAGTCAATTATTAACAGAACACCTGCCGGACAATACTCTCACAGATCTTGTTGCAGGTGCAGTAGGGGAAGGTACAGCCATCAAGTTTATGGCTCATCGTAAAATTGCGGCTGACCTTCCTAACCCTACTGACATACTATCCGGCAAAGAAAAAACAATGAAGAAAACTGAAGTATCAGGTCAGTATTCATTGGCAGTAAGTTTATGCTATGAACTTAAAGAGGCCAGTGATGCTAAAGATAAAAAGTTTGATGCAATGGCAGATAACTTCTTAAACTTTATGATGGACAACTTTGACACTGAACTTACAGTGATGGGTGCCAAGATTGCTTTATCAACATACAAACTTCCGATGAAGCCAAGCAAATTGAAATCTTTTAACAAGTTTCACCAAAAGTTTGGCAAATACGTTGTAGCGAGTATGGAGCAATAATGAGATCACCAATAGAAGAAAAAATAGTAACAGCCAGAATTGCATTATTGCTGAAGAAACCATTCTTTGGCAATATGGCTACTAGATTAAAATTGATAGAGAAGCCAGAAATAGGTACGGCGGCCACTGATGGTAGACACTTATGGTATGCACCAGAGTTTATCGAAAGACTTAATCCTAAACAAACAGAATTTTTACTTGCACACGAAGTTCTGCACGTTGCATTTGAACATATGCTAAGAAGAGGAGATAGGGATCCGCAGGCTTGGAATGTTGCTTGTGATTATGCAATCAATCAAATACTTGTGGATGAAGGTATTGGCGAAACTCCTACAGGCAATGATGCTCCTTTATTAGATGAACAATACAGAGGATTGAGTTCAGAGCAGATATTTGATCAACTTTCAGACTATCAAAAACAATTAAAAACTTTAGATGTACACATAGACTTAGATAAAGGAGAAATTAAAGTTCCTAACAAGGATGGTGGTACAACAAGTGTTCCTATTCCTAAAATGACTGACGCAGAAAAGAATGCTTTGAAAGACGAAATAAAAAATTCTTTATTACAATCTGCCAAGGCGGCACAGGCTTCAGGTGCTGGCAATGTGCCTAAAGGACTAGAAAGATTAATTAATGATATTACATCTCCTAAATTGGATTGGAGATCAATGCTTAGACAAACAATAAGATCACAGATTAAAAACAACTACACTTGGATGAGACCATCTAGAAAAATGTATTCAACAAATGCAGTATTACCAGGATTGGACGTACAAAATGAACTTGATATCTGTGTAAGCATTGACACATCAGGATCAATATCAGAAAAAATGTTGCAAGACTTTTTGGGAGAAATAAATGGTATTGCAGAAGAATTTGATGATTACAAAATTAAAATTTGGTGTTTCGACACTGAAGTTCACAGTCCTGAAACATTCGAAACTTGGGATGGTAAAGAAATTGTTAATTACAAACCCGCTGGTTATGGTGGTACAGACATTGGAGTAAACTGGAGATGGATGCAGGAAAATGATGTAAAACCACAACTTTTGGTTTGTTTCACTGATGGTGAAACTTGGGATCAGTGGGGTGATTCAGACTACTGTGAAACACTTTGGGTAATACATACCAACGATAGAGTAAAACCACCTTTTGGCCAAACCGTTTATTACGGTTGATCAATTCTCCATATATAAGTATAATATACGTATATTATTGATTAATCAAATTAGGAGAATAATAAAATGCCGGAAGACAAAAAACAAGATACAGCAAAAACAGAAGCACCCGCAGAGGCGCCAACTGGAGCACCAGCAGATGCAGGTAACCCAGATGCAGGAACTTCTTTAACTGTTGCTGATTTAAGAAATTTAAGAACAATAATCGATGTTGCTTCATCACGTGGAGCATTCAGAGGTGCTGAACTTAAAGGCGTAGGTGAAGCATTCGAAAAGTTAGATACTTTTGTTAAGGCAATCGATGCCAAAGCACAAGCAGAAACACAAGCCGCGACTGGCGATGCACCTGCTGATGCAAAAAAAGAAGAACAAAAGACTGACAAGAAGTAAAGGAACAAAATGAAACACGTAGGGTTTTTGAAAAAAAGTAATGCCAAAGTTATTGTTGTGTACAAAACAATACCAGGCGACTCAGAGAATGCTCTTGTACTAGATAGAGATGCTTTAAGACCGTTTGAAGCAGATCAAATTATTCCAGCATTGGAATCTAAAGATGGACAAGACGCATTTGATTTTGGTGACTTGCTTGGCAGAAAAAAGATGCCAGTTGATTCAATGGTTGATCAAGCAGGTGAAGAAGTTAGTCAATCAGTTCAGGGTGTCAGTGTATTAGAATACTTGCACACAAAAAGTATGCTGATCAAACAACCAACTTACAATGTTATAATGACTCCATCCAACAATAACACTATCGCATTGGATCAATTGAATATGGAAATTGCAAATCAGAGAGGCACTACCGTTGATGATTTAGCAATGAAAGATCCAGCAAGTTTACCTGATGGTGATCAGCAAAAAACTGAAGCACAAAATATGCTTATGAGAGCAGAAAGACTTCAGGCACAGGTTGAGGAACTAAAAGAGTCAGCATATAAACTAGATGAATCTTTAAGACCAAAAAAAGGTCGACCAAAAAAAGCAACTAAAGAGACATTGAACTAACAGTATGGCAAGAGTGTTTGCTCAGGACGTACTGAAAGTCTGTGAAGAGCAGGGTATCGATTCTAAATATGAAATGATTTTATTGGCCGCATACAGAGCCAAGAAAGTTAGAAAATTACCCCTCAATGAAAGAGTACTTCCGGCAGAAGAATACAAAGAACCTTCTACTGGGGTAATTGCAATGAGAGAGATAGAGTCTGGTCAAATAGATCTACAGGCTCTTAAAGAAGAATGCATTAAATCTAAATGCAAGGTCACTGAATCAGATCCAGAACAAGACGAAGTAGAAGAAAATTAATTTATCTAGTAGGGTATAGCGGAACGTTGTACCCTACTTTTCTTTTGGGTATTTTACTATCCGCAGAACTTACACAACTTTTAGTCATACAAGGCATTGGTTTATCAAATAATTGAAAGCCTGTTTCTATATTTCCTAGTGGTACATCAGCACAACTATAAGATCTTTTAATGGACCCATCAGGCTCTCTGATAATAATCGATCTATATCCTGAAGAACATTCCCAACCTTCAAACTTATTAAAATTAAATGCATTAAATCTTTCTGCTTGATCCATATACCATTTTTTGCCTTTTGAATCTTGAAACTCTACCTGGAAATGTTGTGGCACACTTTTTTGTTCGGATGTTTGATGTTCACTTATCATTGGAAATCTTGGTTTAGGTCTTTTTACATATTTGTTTTTGACTTCTGTGAATGCTCTTTGTGGCATACCATTGTGTAGCAACTTGATTTGTTCTTCTGTGTATCCATTTACAATCTTTGATGCAGTCGGGTCAGATTGAGGTTTCAGTGTAACATTAATTCCTTGGTTGTGGAAAAATAAAGCATTGTCGTAATACATATCAAAGGCCTCCGGCACCATCACCATATTGATAGTAACTTGTACATCGTGCTCCTGACAAAATATTAATTTGTCTGCGAAGTCTTGCATTTTATCTTTTGTGTTCACGTGTTCAACGTGTAGACTTGCTGTGATACTTGCTCTATGGAACTTTGATGCGTGTTCTACATAGGTATGGAACCATTTTAATGGTCTACTACAATTGGATGTCATATGAACCGAAGTGTAATTGGTGTTGTCTACATCGTCGGCAAGATGTTTCATTATGTCCAAATACCCAGGATGAAAAGTAGGCTCTCCTCCACTTAGACTAAAGTGAAAAGAATTAAATGATCTTTCTCTTGCTTGTCTTTTGATTTCGTCAATTGTTTTCAAACACAATTCTGTTGGTCTATGATCTTTTGTATTTGATCTAGCATAGGGCCAACAGTAAGAACATCTATAATTACAGAACCTTCCAAGCAACCAAGATACAGAAAAAATGTCTCTGTATAATAATGTTCTTTGTCCAACACTTACTATATCGTCAAAAGGTATTGCACTGAAATCATACTGTGATGTTTTAAGATCTGACATTCCAATATTCCTTAAATTCTGGCACTACTTCTAAAATATTTTCATTACGTGATTTGTCAAGTGTATTTGTGTAATCCATAAAGTCATTCCATAAAGTGTCATACCAGTTTTCACTTTGCATATAATCTATCATTTGTTTAACTTTTGTTCTTTCAGCAAAAGGTTCTAATCTTTTAATTGCCTCTTGTTTTAATTCA